TAATGTGTTTTTCAATATGTTTTAAATTATAAATTATATGTTTTTTTGCAATTGGTTTAAATGTCTGGTCTAACATGATACTAACAAGTTCCAAATCACTTTTATAGCTGGATAATTCGCCAACCGGAGAATTGAAATAATCAACTAAACTCTGTAATAGTGCAGGGTCTTTCTCACTAATTCTCAAATATGCAAAAAGACGCTTTAATGATTTCATATAATTACCTTTATCCACATACTTTTTCACATCTTTCAAAAGTGAGGTTTCAATATTCATTTTTTTAGTATATTCCGGTTCGTAAGTTTTATAATCTCCAAATGTAATGAAATATATTTCACTAAACTCATGGAATAATCCATTTATTAATGTAATAGCATCTAATTTTATAGTGCTTTTTTCCTGCAAACAATCAACAAAATATATTTTAACATCATCTATCACCTGAAAGCCTTTATCAATATCCGCTTTTTTCCATCTAACAGGTATACCACCGGCTAAATTACCACATTTAAAATCTGTAATCCATATAGTTTTGGATTTGTATGCAGTTCTAAACTTTTCTCTAAAAAGTGTTAAAATCATATCGTATATTTCTGTACTTCTCTCAAACTTAACATATTCCATTAAATCGTAGTCTGCTGAATAATCCATTTCTTTAATTGATGCACTACCTACTACTCGCTGTGTCCCATGTAAGGTTAAATATGCAAAAACATCTCGTTCTTTTTTTGTATAATCCTTATCCTGTTTAATAGATAAACTCATTTATATATTAAACATATATTATTTACTTTGTTACTTCGTTTAAAAAGAACCTTCTAAAAAATCAAAGAAATCAAATCTTTCGCCTTTTGCCTTTTTCAGTTCTTCCTCTTTTTCCTTTCTCTCTTCTTCGTCTATTTCTGCAAATATTTTAGCTCGTTCTTCGTCGCTTAATTTGGGACAACACCCCTGCTTCTTTCGCTTACATGCAAGACAACAACGATTTTTAAATATGATAAAGAAATATCTACCTCGCCACTTCTTTACACTACAAACAACGATTTTGTGAATATATACTCCTTTTTCTTCGTACAGCTTTTTAAGTCTGGGAGGCGTTAATGCACTAAAACATTTATCATTAAGTAAGAATGCAAATCCTTTGTTTGTTTTACCGGCAAAATAATTAGCTAATTGAATAAATGCGTTTTCTCTTTTTCCACCTTCGGCTTCTCCCTCACTTAATATTCGGTACGGCGGATTAGTAATAACCCAATCTACTAATGAGGTTTCTAAATCTATGGATTTGTAATCTGTTCCATGTTCTATTTCGGTCTGTATAACACTCGCCTCCGTATGGAATGATTTTATCCAAGCCCCCTCTCCTGCAAAGGGTTCAAAAATTAAGTCGCTTTTTAGTAGGTCTGGTATGTGTTTAATTAGTTCTTTGCAAAGCGTTTCTGGCGTTTGCTCCAAATAGTAAAAATCGTCTTTCGGCATTATACATTATCAAAATATATTAATTTAGAATAAGTATTTAAATTATCCTAAACCTAAAAAATGGTAAATAATCCAAATAATCTATTATTTTAGATTGCTAAATAATCGTAAATATATGGCGTTTTGGAGTGTGTTTTTCATTTATTTAATCTAATAAATGAAAATCTTAAATTGTAAAATATCTATTCTTCTTCTTCTTCTTCTTCTCCTGCACTTTTTTCTAAATGACTTTTAATTAAACATACACCGGTTTTGCTAATAATTCCTTCACTTTCTAAATATTCTATCATTTTTGTATTATCTAAAACATATACATTTACGCCAGATTTGCGTTTGCTGATAAACTTAAACTTTTCTTGGCTGTCTATTTCGTTTTCCATGCAGTATTGGCGGAGGTTTGTTCCAAATAAAGTAGCAGACCAATCTGCACTCTTGTAGCCCCATTCTGTTCTAAAATCTTTAAACATATTGTAAAACTTGGTTGATGAGAATATGGTTTTTTCGCCTTCTTTTCCGTCGGCTTTACCATTATACATAGCTCCATATTTGTAATGTTTGTTATTGAGAAACTCAAAGAACCGAACCAAAGGACTAATGCTGTAATCCTGCAAAGTCTTATAATATTCCGTTTTGGCTCTTGTTCCAATCCAGTCTTTTTCTGCTACTTTTCTAATCATTAGGTAATGGAAAAATGGGGCTATGTATTCTTTTCCAACATATTCGCCATACTTATCACGCCCATATATGTTTTTATACATTTTATCAAAATATTCTTTATCATTACAGATTGCATTATTAGCTTCTGTTGCAGTAATTCTTCTATCACCGCTTTCTACTGAAAAACTGATTGTATTGTTGGTAAGGAGTGCATAGTTGGTATAATCTTTTTCCTTACGCTGTTTCTCATGCTTTTCGTTAATAACATTAACTACATTTGTGATTAGAGATTTAAACTTTTCTTTGTTGCTGATACTTTCTTTCAGTTCAAACTCATTTAATACCACGAGTAATTTACAACTCAATAATGCATTAAAGTTCTCCAACTGATTTAAGCCTTGAATATTGAGGTAATATTTAGAACCCAAAATCTCATTACCGAACCAATCAAAAAAGCTGTCCTTACCTGCACCCTGCAAACTTTTTAAGATTGTAGCGATGTTATTTTTGCGATTAGGAAACTGGATTTTAAACGCCAACCAATCCAAAAAATACTCATAGAACTCCATGTTTCCGCACAAATCTTTTAGATGTTGTAGCAGAATACTAATTCCGTCCTCTGTATCAGTTGCAGGACGAACCGGTTTTTTAAGCCATTCGGTATAGTACCCCATAGCATTAAAACCCCTGAACTGATTATAAATATTATCTGGGGTTGTGTCCTCCATGCAGTATGGTCTAAAATCAACACGCTCATATTCTAATAGCTGGGTGTCTTTTCTCCAATCCTTAATAAACTCCCTTTCTTCTTCTTCAAATGTTCCTTCACCTTCTCCGTCTGGCGATGGCTTGTAAGTGTATTTAGTCCAGAACAGATTTTCATACAAAGTGTTAAGTTCATTTGGGCTTCTAAAAACCAGTTCTTCTTGGTCGTCTATTTCAACAACTTCACAAAAGCCCACAGGATTACGAACCTTAAAGTTGGTTTCTTCAAATGCAGTTTTTAAGTCGCTGTATGATGTAGTAAGGTTTAGTTCGCTAATATCAAATATAGCGTTAAATCTTTCTGCATTATCTTTTTTTGCAAACTTTTTAATTTTATCCCATGACTTATTTTTATCAACTTTCTTAACTTTATACACCTCCATTTTAGCCCAACTTTCTAAAACACTTTCTACATCATATCCGTCATAGAACTTTACACCTGCATCGTCTTTTAACTGACTGAAATGTTTAAAACAATCTTTACCTTCTTTTTCATTTCCTTTGTTTGTAAAATGGTTCTTTAACATGCACCCCATTTCAAACCACGACGAATAGTTGGATACTCTTTCTTTGGTATAACAGGCACACATTTTTAGAAATAACTTTCCACTTTGGCTGTTAATTTCTTCTATTTTGTCCTCAACTTCTTCTATCTTTTCCTCTATCTCTTTTTTTACTTTTTTCTTCTTTTCAGTCATACGACTTTTAGTATCAGTTTTTACTTTGTAATATATGATTTCATTATCATCAAAATATTTTATCATTTTATTTGTAATTGTACCCAGTTCTCCATCTACGAATATTTCATATGCATATTCTTCTCCGGTTTCATGGTGCAAATATTTTGTGGGATACGAGATAAGACAACCTCCATTACTTCTAAAATCAATCATACATTCTACTTTTGCATGTTTGTCGTTAGAGCAACTATGGTTTAGTCTTTCGTCATACTTAAATACAATATGAAAGCCTTTTTTTGTTTTCTGTGTAAAATATGCAGAGCATTCTGGGTTGTGTTTAATAAATGCATTATAAGCTTCTGGTGTATCAAAGTCAATTCCTACAACTCCTACATCTTTTCCAGTTTTCAAATAAAATGAGTTTGGTTTGTTGTAAGATACAACACCGGTTTCTTTATCAGTCCATTTAAGTAGGATATATTCTTCGTAGTTGTCCTTTGTGATTACCTCACTCCATTTTTGTAATACTATACCCATGCTTTTCACTAATTTTCCCTTATCATACTGGGTTGTAATCTTCTTACCCCCAAAACCAGTTAGACCATGCTTTCTCAAATGAGATTTAAACAATTCGGCAGATTGATATTTTCCTAAAACTTGCATCTTATATTCTATACATAGATTATAAAATTGGGTTTAAGTCCTTTTTTTACTTAATAATTTATTTTAATATAAATAATTCCTAAATATATTTATATTAAAAGGGAGGGACTACTTTTTCCTAAATGTCTATCGTTTTTTTCTGGAAATGCAGGTTTTTATATTCCATCAGGAACTTCTCAAAAGTTCCTTCCGGTAGTGCATCAATCGTTTCTTTTAAAGTTATTACTGCATACAGGTTGTCCTTGTACTTATCCCATGTCTTATCGTCAATCACATATTTCTTCCTAATGTTAAGGGAGTTCTTATAATTGCGATGTTGCGTAGGGTTTTCGTAATACTTTTTTTTCATGTAAGTAGACATATATTTATTCATATCTGCCGTCTTTTTTTCCTTAATTGGGGTTTCCATTTCCTATATAAAATACTGATATTATATTTAAGCCCTTTATTTAATTAATATTTTATATATTTTTCCTAAATACTTTTTAATATCCGTTGGAGGATTTATATGCAGGGTTCTTTACTTTCGTATAATTGTCTGTTTTGGAGGGTTGGGATAGTTCAAAAGTATAATCAATATAATCTTCTAAATCAACAATTTCATCTATTACTATGGGTCTATGCATTTGTTCCATGTCTAAAATATTACCGGCACAATCCAATACGAACCGGTGTCCTGCATTAATAGCTATTTGGTTGGGATAGTTAAATATTTTATTGGGAGGGTCTGGATAGTAGGGAGCGTAATGACTTTCATGTCCGCCGTTGTGTCCTCGTACATCAAAAGTTCCATTTATTTCAAAATGGGGACACTCCATTCTGGGGTAATCCTTTGGTTCAAAATACTTATTATCCCTCATCACTTCAACATATATTTTTAAACTTTTATCTCCTTCTGTAAATAATTCTTCAAATGTTCCGTCCTCTGCAAACTTGTAGTGTATATAACACTTTTCTCCGCTCTTGTCGTCTTCTACCATAGTAATCCATCTGCATTCAGGATTTAAGCACATATTATACTAAATCATTAGATTTTATTTTTTTAGATTTTATTAATTCGTCTAAATACTTATAAGTATGGATAGGGAGGGTTGGGAGGGTTTGGAGGGTGCAAATCCCTTTTAGAATTATTTTTTCTTTTTTTTCTTTTTTTCTTTTTTTCTTTCAAAAGTTTCAAACAACCCTCCCAACCCTCCCAACTATCCCTTACCATATAATTAATTTAATAAATAAAATAATAAGACACAATAAGGTTAATGATTTTAATAAGTTCCTGCAACTGAAAAAGTCAGTCAGGGAGGGTTCAGGGAGGGTTTAAAACATGGGAGGGTTCAAAATGAACTATCCCAATTCTCTATACTTTCGTTTATTTTAATATATTTATTAAAACATATTAAAGATAATTATTCATTTGTATTTTTCTCTATACTTCGGCATTAATACATTTTACCACTCGCCTTTCCCAGTACATTCCCAACAGCTCCGGAAACAGAACCTAATAGTTGGCTTTTCTGTCTATCTCTTGGGTCTATCCCTTTATTTGCAACCATATTGTCCCATAGACTATCCGCCAATATTTTACCTGCAATTGGGTTTCCAGTAATCATGGTAGATGCACCCATAGCCGTAGCGTCATATACCGGCTTACCCATAGCTACAACTGCCGGTAATAAATTATCATTTGTTAGTTCTCCGGATTGACGCATTAATTTAGAGGTCTTTTTATCGTTTAATGCAATCATCATGGGATTAATTTTATTTAGTCCTTGACTTGCTACGAATGCTCCTTTGCTTAATTCAGTACCGGCTTTATCAAATGCTTTTCCAACTGGCTCAAATGCTTTGGCTACTCCGTTTTTCTTTGGGTCAAATGCTTTGCTTAATGACTTACCCAAATTAAACTTACCGCCGTGCTTTTTACCGAATGAACGAGAACCGATTTTAAAATATCCGCCTTCTATTTTACTTGCAATATCCGCTTCTCGTTCATCTCGTTTTGTAATAAAATAACCAGATTTACCTAACCCTATTTTGTATGCACCTTTCTTTTTGTGTAGCTCTTCGGCTAAAATTACATCAATATCCTCTAATCCAGTAGCTCCATATTTACTATATTTTCCTTCACTCAACGCAATAATTAAAGTATTTGCAATATCGTCCTTCTTACCAGAACCGGCTTTTAATCCATACAAAGCAAATATGTTCGTCAGTTGGTCTTTTGTTAAAGATTTTAATTTATTGAAAAATGTTTCTTCTAATTTAAGCTTATCGCTTTTATCTTTAAGTCTTACATCTGGGAGAGGTTCAAATTGAGGCGGAGCTTCACTATATTTTCCACTATCAAATGCAACGCTCAAAATCCATGCTTCAAAATCCCCAGCACTTCCAGCTAATTTTATATATGGAGAGTTCATACCTGTACCTTTAAAAGAGAACCCAGATTTACCCATTATTTTAAGCAATTCATCTAATCCATTTTCAACCTCAATAACATAGCCACGAATAACAGATTTTAAATATGCCGGTTCTTTTGCAGTAATTTCAAATACTTCTTCTATAATTTCCTTTGTTGTTTTATCCGGATTTATAAAAGTCATTTCGGCGAGAAAGAAAGCCCACATACTACAAAATCCACCACCTTCACTTGCAATTCCTCTTAATTGTCCCTCTAATGCTTGAAAACCTCTTGGGTTAGGGCATATTTCATCTGGCTCAATAAATCGTATATCTCCCAAAAAGGGTTTTAGTCTAACTTCAAACAATTCTCTCAATTGACTATTGAATGAACTATTATCAACCATACTATTACCGAAAGCTTGTCCGTGAGGTTCAAATCGTTCTACAATTCTCTTAAAAGGTCTATACACCAACATATTAGCATGTCCGGTATTACTTGAACCAAACTTTAATGATAGAGGAATGCAAATAAGTTTTATACCTCTTCTTATACAATCCTGTAATTTATCACCTAATATTTTGGCTCTGTACGGCTGTGTTAATAATACACTATTGTTTCTATTATTATTTATATCTATTCCCAAATCTATTCCTTTTACATTCATCACATTATTCACTACACATTTACCGCCATATTTTTTCAAAAGATTAACGAATGCTATATCAGTAATAAGTGTAGAGGCGTTATATGATACTGCACCTTTGGACGCACCCAAACGCTCCAACTCTTTCACTTTCTCCTCAATACGATTGATTGTAGGTTCAATATTTACTGGTGCAGGTTCAGGCACAGGCTCAATAAACTCTGGTTCGGTCTGGGTTTCAATAGTCGCACTCACTTTTGGAAAATACCATGTCTTTCCGTCTTTAAAAAGTTTGTATGCATTCTTAATTCCAATATCACTCAACGCACAGCCGTAGGTAGTATTATATGATTTTGCATAGTCTTTCACAAAGTCAGTCCATTTGTTTCCTCCGGATAAAATACCAGCACCGGAATACTCTTTCTCAAAATCTCGCTTCATGAGGTCATCGCATTTAGTTATTTGTTTTTTATAATCATCAACGCTTTTTTGTAAGTATTCTATTTCTTGCGGTTCTCGTTCAGCTCCGGTTCTGGCTTTTTCTCTTTCCAATCGTTTCTCTGTTTGCATTAGTGCATATCTTAATTGCTTGTATCCGCCCAAACTTTCATCATTTAAACATCTGTGAGCGTTTTTTAAATCTTCATATATCCAATTTTTATTTCCCCATTTTACACCTTCCGGAATGTCGGCTAATTTTAAAATATATTTTACTAAATCGCCATTTTTCATGGTTTTCATACCTTTAAAAGTAGCTCCTGCTTTTTCTATAATATCTATTAAATCCGCTTTCTTCATTTGTAATAGTTGCATCTCTTTTTCACTAATTAGAGGAGGTAAAACCTTTTTAGGTTCTGGTACTGGTTCGGCTTCTTTTTCTGTAATGGAAATACTAATATTTTCCGGTTGTATACTGGCTTCGCTAATTGCATCTATTTTCATCGGTTCATACCAATCTTTTTTATCTTTGAATAATTTATATGCTTTCTTCAATTGCTCTTTGTATTTGGATAAGGCACAGGCATACTTTAATGAATGCTTTGCAGAAAACTCCTTTACAAAATCAGTCCAAACTGAACCGCCAACCAACTCATCTATATCATCGTCCTCCAACATGGGTTTTATTAACTCCGCCAATTCCTTCTTTCCGTATTTTGCACCACCAGTCCAATTCTCGCCATATTTTTCCTTTTTAAATGCTTTTATAAACTTTCGCATTTCTCCAACTCTTAACCCTTTGGGATTGAAACGACCTCCTTTAAGCCCTTTTCCAATAAGCTTATTCCCAATACTACTTAAAGCCGAAGTTCCATGAGCTTTTAAAAAATTAAAAGTATTTGATGGAATTGTTACTACTTTATTTTTAGAACTTTGAAATGGAGATAAACCACTAATTAAATCACGGCTACTCCTAATATCAGTTTGATTGTCTGGGTTCTTTTGGAATGCATCATGTACGCCTACGGCTTTGTTATATGTTAAAACTTCTTTTACTTTATTGTCTTTGTTTAATTCTTCTACATATTTTCCAGCTCTGGAATGTCCTACCGAAATAACATTATCCGCTCCATATTTATCTAATGCTTTCTCGTGTTTCTTTTTGTGAGTTTTATAAGTCCCACTATCTTTTACATTTCCAGTTGTAGCGTAATATGCATTATCCAACCAATCTTTCCAACCTGACGAACCACGATGGGCTACGATTACTTGATTAGAGTTTAAATCTTTATAAACTTTTACTCTTCCGTCGCTTAATTCTTTATCAATCACATATCCGGCAGGGGCTTTGTCTGTTTTGTTAGTATATGATAAATCAATAACATCTTTTATCTGGTCGGCTTTTAAAGCACCGCCTTCTTTCTTCTCCAATCCTTTTAAAAGTCTTATTTGGGCTTTTGCATCGGCTTTTGTTGAACCGCTACTTTTAATTTCTCCGGTTGCACTATTGAAAACTTTGAATAAGTCTTTTCCTCTAATCTTTCGCATAGCATACGGCATATTATTATATATAATAAGAATATAATAATATCGCTAAATCTTAAAAATTACCATAGAACATGTATAGCTAAATTGTTAGGACTATACTTATTTTTTTTCCAATCTCCTCTTATATTTGTTGCACGAGAAATGTATGATGCCCTACGCTGTAAAGATTGATGTTTTAAAAAGTCTTCGTAATTAATATTTCCAAAATGTACTCTTTTTCCGTCAGGGTCTAAAACCATGTATTTTTTATCTTTTTTATTTGATAAAAATAAGGGTATTTTATTTCCAATATATTTATTTATTTTTTGTTGAGCTATTTTTGGATTACTTACTTTCCATATTGGATTAGAATATGGTGCTTTTATTGCTTCCATTTATATTATATATATATATTTTTAAATATATCTTGGTAGTCCATCTAATTCGTACATAGCACTCATTACATTATTTCCAATTCTATAAAGAGGTTTTCTAAATCTACCGCCACTTTTTTCATCTGCTATTTCTTCCGGAGCAGAAACTTTCTGTTGTCTGGCTTCATTAAAATTGGTTTTCATTCTAATAACCATTTCTCCCATGTTATAGAATAATTGCACTAAATCCATGACGAGGTTTTCAAAATCCGGTATTGCACCAAAGTTTTCTCGTGTTCGGTTTCTTCGTTCTATACTGGCTTCTATATCGGCATCTTCCGCCTCGTCTACCATTCTATCAAACTCTAATTCGTCGTCTGCACCTTCATATATTTTTCTTAATTCCCTCGCTATTCTTGCTTGTTCTCTATCCATTACATTTTCATCGCCAACCAATTCAATATCTATGCTTGTTAAATATGTAGAACTTACAGAAAAAACATCTCTTACCTCTTTCCATGCGGTTTGTAAATCTGCAAAAATCCCCAAATCTAAATATGATACACCCTTTAATAAGCTTTTTAAATCTCTATTTAATCGTCTGGCGTATTTTCTTGCTATAACTACTATTTTCAAAATCTTCTTTGCATCTTCAAAGTTTTCAACAACTACAACATCTCCTAACTCTTCAAATAATAAATTACCTTGTCTTAAAATACTTGCAGTTTCTTCCATCTGTTTAATAACAGCTTCCGCTAAAACATCAGCTTTCCCATTCGTCAAATCGTATGCCGGTTTTTCAGTAAGTTTTAAAATCCCTTGCTCCATTAAGCTAATAACACGCTTTTTCGCTCTTGTTAAACCAGCTTCTTCTGTCGCTCCTTGATTATATCTCGGTATAGTAGGCATTATATATATTAATATATATTATTATTTTTAGTATTAATAATATATGTCTAAAATGGATTTACATATTTTAATATAATCCATGAGCTTTTACATATTTGGAGGCATCGGTCATTTTTAAGCCTTGTTCCTTCATTATCTTTTTAACAATTTCGGCTCTCTTTTTTCGCCCATCAACAGCTCCGCCACTTCCAACACCTTTTCCCATTAGTGCAGGTGCTATAACATCTTTACCTAAATCAAAACCCATAGTAAACGGATTAACGCCAACAGATTTCTCAAATGGAGAACCGGCTTTCTTACCTATTTTAATAATGGGGTCAAAAATATCAAACTTTCCGCCGTCCATCTTTCTTGGTCGTCCTCTTGGTCTTTTCATTTCGCCAACTCCGGCACTCATCACACCTGCACCAGAGGCATCACCTTTCATGTAATCATTAATAGCTTTTTCAGCCATCTTTGTAGCCATTTTTTCGGCAATAGGGAGAGCAACTTTTCCAACTGCTTTAAGAGCCGGTTTTGCAACTTGAAATGCTTTTCCCAAAGCTTTACCGGTTGATTTCATCGCCTTTCCCAAATTAAACTTTCCTCCTGACGCTCCCATAGGAGAATTAGCACCAGAAACCATTTTTCTTGGTCGTCCTCTTGGCTTTTTTCCTGCTCCCATCATAGCAGACATTAAAGCATCTTCCGCTACTTTTGTTCCTACTTTTGTAGCAATAGGTAAAGCAACTTTTCCAACTCCTTTCGCAACTGAACCGAGAGCTTTTCCAAAATTAAACTTTCCTCCTGAATGAACGCCAGAGCCACATGCACCGCAACATGCACCGCCGTTTAATGCTCTCATCTCAATAGCGTTGTAAGCCGGATAAGTAGCCATAGTTCCAGAACGAACCATAGAGAAAGGGTCTGGTTGATGTACGAAAGGAGAAACCATACCAGCCGGTCTATACATAGCTCCTGCACTATATACACCACCGCCAGAACCAACACCAGCACCAGCCAAAGCACTCATTAAAGCTTGTTCTGCTACTTTTGTACCTACTTTTGTAGCAATAGGCAAAGCTACTTTTCCAACTCCTTTCGCAACTGAACCCAAAGCCTTACCAAAGTTAAACTTTCCTCCGTCCATTTCTCTCGCCATAGCACCCAACATGGGGTGACTTAAATGGGGGTGATACAAACCGGTTGTATGAACTCGTCCATCTGCTCCTAAAAATGCTCCTCCTTGCATAGTATCTCCAAAAATATCAGGTTCTCCATTAGTATCTCTCTCTCTGTCGTATTTCTCTAAAACGCTTAAAAGTCGTTCGTTATACGGCGTATCAAAAGCCATTCCATAGTTTCGTGAAGCCATTATATAATATTAATATATATAATAATTTTAATAATAATTATATATAAATGGATAGTTGGGATATTTAAAATCCTATATTTTAATAATAAAATGATTAATTCTTATTTTATTATTATTCAATTAAATATTACTAAATACTATCCCAACTATCCAGAAGTTTAATAGCAAAGTTTTTCCAGACGACTACCAGCTCCGGAGGGAACACCTGCACCAGAAGGAACACCCATTCCAACCATACGCCTTGCTCGGTCAGCCAAATCACGAACAATAGGAAGCTTTTTAGAAGCAGTAGCTATTCTATCACACATGGAAGCACCGCCAACCATTCGGTTATACTGAACCGAAGAAACAGGGTCTATACTCTCCTCGTTGGTCTTTGCATCTAAAACCATTTGCTTTGTAAGAATACCGGTGTAAATATTTGAAGAACCTGCAATAGTAGTGAAAATACCACTATTCACGCAAATAATACATATTTCAGGAACAACGGCTACACTATCAATATTCGTGCAATTAATTTGGAATTGGAAATTGTACTGACCGATAGAACCAGAAGAAAGATAATCAGGAAGCGACAAATCGTATGCAGGAGAAAGGATAAGCAGAGAGCCGGTAGTTCTAACGGCAGTTCCAACACCGGTCGCATTATCGGCAGAAGTAGCAGAACCGCTAAACTCCGTCCATGATTGGGTAGAGTGATTATTCACCGAAATACGCCACAAATCCTCTGGAAGAGCAGATGAAAGCAAACCGGAAGTATTATTCAAATTGACGCTGACGCTATTAATCTTAAAGAAGGTTGAACTATCCTTAACCGATTGAGTACTCATAGGCTTACGAACTGAAATAATGAAATAATCTGGGAGCTGATTGATTTGGATATTTTGGGAGTTAAAAGAAGCAGATGCACCGGCGTTCAAAGCACCGGTAGATGACTGCAAACTCAAATATCTTGGTAAATCCATATAAGGCACAACATTACGAGCAGAAATCAAATCCGTAGGCTGGGTAGAAAGGAAATTGACTAACATACGAGTATTTTGGAAAGGATTTTGTTGAGCTTGTGTTCCTAAACTAACAGAGTAGGTAAAGGGAGAAGCAGTTGAGAAAAAGCGTTTGCATGAACTATCAATATTGAAAACGAACGACATGGCGTTAATTCCTACTAAACCTTGTTTGTTATAGACGGCATCTCCGTAAATGAAAGGGGAAAGTCCCATCAAAGGTTCAGTTACTTTAAGAAAACCAGTAATAACGAAAGTATCAGCCACATTTGTAGAAACAGGGGAAGCATCAGTACCACCGGCGGTAATGTTGTGAAGAAGAGTAAGGTTATTAACAGGGAAAGCACCACGAGGGATTAGGTCGCCATCGTAAGATTGGTCGCCGTAATCACCGAGAGGATTGTTTGCAGTATCAACACCATCAACAAATCTCTTATATGCTTGGTCTGGAAGGCAGGGGGTCATACCATTATATCTGTAAAGTTCTCTGTTGTCGTTAAGACGAAGAATAGAAGGGAGAATATCTTGCAAATTGGAAGATACATTTGTATTGTTAATCTGGGCGGAACATGTAGTAAAAAGAGAGTTCAAAGGAAAAGCTTGGAATGCATCAGTAGAGCCGTAATTGAATGCGGTTTCTCCGGCAGTAACTCCTGTAATATTAATAGTAAAGTAAATATCAGTCTGGATAAGAACCTCTCTTGAAACAACAATATTTTCACTTGGTACTTGAATGTTGAAGGTCATAGAAGAATTAGATGTTGAAACAGCGGAAAATTGCTGGTAAGTATTAGAAGAAGCACCAGAGGCTACGGCATATGAAAGCTGGTCGGTAATGTCGGCTAATCGTCCGTCCTTAATCAGGGTCGTTTTAAAGTCTGCACTCATTATATAATATCTAAATATATTATTTTTTTAGAAAAGATAATATATTATAATTTTTAGTTTGTTAAACTATTTGTCTAAACTCCTGAACCTTTTGCATGAAAAAATCGGTCTTTCCTTTCAAATAAAAACTTAACCGATGCCGAAGCACCAGAAGCCAAAGTAAATGGAATAAGTTGTCCTAATTTATCTCTCCAATAAACATTTAAATCAATATTGTTTAAAGGAGTATTTCCGGTCATATCAATTCGGCGATATTCGGCGGTTGGATTGTATAAAACATTTGGCTTGAATACCTGTTGATTTGTAGCCATATCTGTAATAACTTGTGCGAAGTTTGCATTATTGCCTATTCCTGAACTACTTTGTCCGTCGTTAAATACTAACGGAGCGGAAAGTTGATTGCTAATAATTGGAATAGTGTTGGAAGTGAAAACAATAGAAGCGACTGGCGACCATGTATCAATTGTGCTAAACTCTTGGAACATTTGCGTCCAAACAGACGCTACTGCCGGAGGAACAGGATTGGTTGGTAATTCAATAGTATTCACACCCCCAAAATTAGCTATTACCAATTGGTAATTTCTCCCTAAACTTATATTCTTTGTTCCAAAATTGAGAGAAGGAAAACTATTAAAAAGTGCAAAAAGAGGAGGGTTCATGTATATCTTAATTTTTGCTACATTCTCTTTGTCGTAGAAAGAGGTTTGGGCTTGTAGAATAGCTTTTTGTGAAGTCACGTCCCATGTTAAAACCGGTTGCAGAGCGAGAGCGATTGGAGATGCACCACCGCCAGTATTAGCTATTAACGAAACCAAAGCACTATTTAAAGCAGTATTTATAATTGAAAGAAAATATTGAAACTGATACACATAGTAATAATTAGTATTTTCTTGAAACTTATTGGTTGTTGCACTTGGAGGAATAGGCACTTGGGCGTTTACATTTTGAGGCGACCAAATTAGATATTCTTGATTTGAAGGAGTAATACCACCGACACCATCATCATACTCTAATGTTACGGAATAAATAGACAAATCTGGATTGCCTTGATTGGGTTGGATTTCACATATAAGATTTGGAAGATTATAAGTGTCTAAACTAAATCTTACAATACTTAAATAATAGTCCCCAGTATTATTAATAACCGGATTAGTTCTTGTTTCGTTAAATCTTAAAAATGGTTCTTCCGTAGTAGTACTTTGAAAATTGGTTGAAACTATATCGTAATACACCATATCTGGATTTTGGGCTTTCTTAAATGTTGAAAGTTGCGACATTATTATATAATAAGAGTAGATATTATTATTTTATAATAATCTATTAAATATATTGAGCTACGAAAATAGCTCCTCCTGCACTTGTAGTAGTTCCTAATAAATTACTATATGCTAATTGGTTAGTACCATTATTACCACCAATAGATAAGCCATTAACACCGCCGTAATCATTTGTAAATATATTACCACCTACCAAAGCTCCGTTCAAATTACATGCACCACCAGCACCTCCAACCAGAACATTAGAAACCATTAAATAAGTAGAACTTGGAGTAGTTTTATCTTGCGTAGTAACAACAACAGCAGGGTCAGCCGTCGTTCCAACAACCAACGCTAATGAACCATTTGCACCTAATCCGTTTCCAATTGTTCCAGAAACAACTGCACCAGAATAACCGCCACATGAACCACCAAATAGCCAATAATCTATTTTAGCTATATTTGCTCTGTTTATATTTATAAAACTATAAGTACCAGCGGTAGTAATTGTATATGTAAGCGTTTTACCTGCAACCTCTATTTTTGCATCTACATACGCTTTGGAAGCCGGTTGTTGTAATGCGGTCGGTATTTCCAATTGGGGAATAGAAACACCTGCAAAACCGGTAAAGTTTTGCGTTCCGGTAAAAGTATTATTTAACGCCAATAGCCCTGACGGATTAGCCGTCGTATAATTAGTCATGCTTGTATATGAAAATAAATCAGCAGGGTTTAAAGTAGCACCACTTTCAGGAGGCACACTTGGAGGGTCTATATTACTAAAAGTAGGTACAGCAGTCCATAGATTATTTATAGTTAAAGGGTCATATCCAGCGACCTCTTGGTCTACTTGGTTTTTTTGTATTAAATCATTTGCACTTGCAACAGCACCGCCGGTATAACTTACTACATTTTGGAAATCATTTGTACCAGTCCATACATTATCAGTAGCTAAAATATTAGTGCTAATTCCTGCACCAGTAATAGCACCAGATACATATATATTTTTTGCATTCAGCGTTCCGTTTATCGTTACTTCACCATTCAAAACTAATGGTTGGGTATAATCTTGAAATCCTTGTAAAGACATTATATATTAATATGATATATTATATTTTTTAATATATCATTTATCACTAAAACCTTAAAAATTAGTTCTTAAACTTTATCTGCAAACAATACCCAATAGTAGGAACTACACTTGCACCTGTATCATATCTATATGAACCACCATTACCAAAACCATTTAATACTCCAATATTATAACTCCTTGTAATAGCGTCATTTGTAACTGGATTTTGTAATGGTTCTACTGAACCTGTAATTCTTTGAACCCCTTGAAAAGAACCCATATCAACAGAACCACCAGCTCCGGAAGCCAACTGCGTAGCATTACCACCACCAGAACAATTTGCGATAGTAGCACCATTAGGAAGTGTAAATACAGCAGAACCAACAGAAGTATAAGTATTACTAATAAGAGTTATACTTGCATTTCCAGACCACGCAGGAACTTTAAAAACTGCATATCCACCAGCACCACCAAACGATTTCACATTTGCACCAGAAGGAACAGGAGGGCTTACATTTGCACCAAAGCCACCAGAGGCAATCATGCAAATCATACAACCGGAATAAATAGCAGGGTCGCATGTAAGAGCAGTAATACCAGTATTTACAACCTCAACATATTCAACTTTCCCACCGGAAGCATTAAAAACCGAAATCGCATTATCAACATATCCCTTGTTTGCAAAAGTCGCATCTGTTAGAGGAGTAGGCACACTTACAACATTATTGAAAGTATTTGTACCAGTCCATACATTAGTCGTTCCTAATGCACCAGTATTGGAGGAAATATAACCATCAACCAAAGCCTTATTTACCAACTCGTTAGAAGCCGGAGTAGCAGTTCCAGAAATTACAGGAAGTCCAGTCATTTTATTACTACCGGAAAAAGTATTACTTAAAGGCAAATAACCAGCACCTAATCCAACAACAGCCGTGTCTAAATAATCTTTTGTAGCCATCTCATTCCCAGCAACAGGGTTTAAATAAGTAGGCAACGAAATCGTATAAGTATTTTCACCAGTCCATACATTATTCGTTCCTTGAATATTTACAGGAATACCTCCGTCGTAAATAAAACCAGTTGTATTTAAATCACCCAATACCTCAACATTATTATTTATTGTTAGACTATTTCGTAAAGTCCAGCTCTCATCTAAATCTTGAATACCTTGCAAAGACATTATATAATATATCAATATATTATATATTTTTAGATAATCTCTAAAATGGGATAGTTGGGATAGATTGGATAGATTTGTTACATCGTTTTATTTTCAAAACCATTTATTATTATTATTTATTTATCTTTAAAAATAAATAATAACTATCCCAACTATCCCAACTATCCAAAGGCAATCATGCAAATTATTAATCGGTAAAAAAAGTAATACCATAGCCACCAATTCCTCCCAAAGAACCATTTACGCAACCTGCACCTCTCGCACCCCAACCCAAAGTATTTATTCCGTAATATTGAGGAATATTTCCGGCACATTGTGACCCACCCCTACCATTAGAAGATGCAAAAGGAGATACAACCAAAGGATTAATATTTGAATAAGTGCCTCCTGCCGTGCTTCCAGCCTCACCACAATATAAGCCACCATTACCTCCTCCTGCATTTGCTCTTAAAATATTCACCTGTAATGGATTAAATCCTAAACTGGGTTTTGGCGTAGCGTATAAATTAGTAGCTCCGCCGTTTCCTGAACCTGCATTAGTTCCACACCCAGAACCAGCTTTGCCTCCGCCTCCAACTACTACATCAAATAAAAAGTTGTTGTTTGTTCCTCCTCCAAGAATACTATTGGTTAAGAGTATTATAGAAGCCTGTGATGCACTCCCACCGGATACTCCTGCACTACTACATTCGCAAGTACCGACTGACGAAGTTGAACCACCACCTCCGCCGATAATTTGCACGGAAACTGCAAGATTACCAAGTCCCCAATCTGCCTGTGTAATAGCAATATTAGATGTAGTTGTCTGGGCTTTACCCTGTGTTATAGCCGTAATTGTTGTATCTGTGTAATTTTTTGTAGCTATTGAAGTACTAACAAGAGGGTCTAAACATGTAGGCAATACATTAAAAGTATTTGAACCAGTCCAAGTATTATTTGATGATAAAAATGCAGAACCTTTTGCCGTCCAACCATCAGCAACATATTTCCCACATACGGCATCAGTAGGATTTACTGGCGGTATGTATGTAGGCGTTGTACCGGTAATATCGGTAATAACGATAGGAAAATTAAAAGTATTTACACCGCTCCATGTAGCTCCTGCATTAATAATTCCTTCATTTGTAATTGTAGTATCTAAAAATGATTGGCTTACTCCGTCCTGTAATCCTACACTCGGTAAAGAACTCGCCGGTCTATAAACAGAATAAGTATTTGTCCCAGTCCAAGTATTATTTGTATTTTGTCCCTGTGATGATGTGCCGTTTATTAGACCCTGTATGTCTAAATCGCCATTAATAAAAGTATCTGCAATTAGAACACTTAAATCACTTCCAAATGTAGTTTGTTTTCTTCTCTGCTGAATATGTTTCAAAGACATTTATATAATTAAAGGATATTATTTTTTTTGTTATTAAAGGTTTAAGAAAAAGATATAAAGCTTTCTATATACTATAAAGTAAAGAGATGGAAACAGATAAAGCAGTAGCATTCTACGAAAAGCATTTAAAGCGTGTAAGCGATTATCAAAAGGCAAACCCTACTAAATGTCGTGAAAAGTGCAAACGATATAATGATAAACTTAAAACCGAAAATCCGGAAAAGTATGCAGAGATGTTGGAAAAGAAAAGGCAGTACTATATACATGTAAGAAAGCCCAAAATGGACGCAGAGAAATCTAACACAGCAGAAATATAATCTATATATATTAGATTAATAATAAGTATTAGATTTTTTATATATAAGTTAGATTTCTCATATATAAAAATAGATTATATAAGTAATAATTTTAAAATTATTACTATTGAATATCTAATAAAATCTAAAATATTTTAGATTTCATTATATTAATTGATTTATTTGGATTATTTATATGTTTTTTTAGATTACTTATTTGCATTATTAGATTTTTCATAGCATAGTAAGCATCTTCCTTCATGCATTTCATTAACACTTCTATTTGTAAAATGGACTGCATCGCAGTCAGTACACCACTCCATTTCCTCTGCATCTTCTCTTAACCAATTATTTATTAACTCTGCTACTGGGTGCATTCCAATATACGAATAAATTATATTTGTGAGTTCATTAGGTAAGCGGTTTATTAGGTCAGCCATTCTCTTATACTATATAGTATAGAGATGCCTGTATATCCTTTTGCTTTATTCATTTATTTCTTCTTCCTGCATTTCCAAATATCCCATATAACATGCTCCACAAAATAAGCCGTCATCTGTATTTTCAAAGCGTCCGTACTCAAAACATTTTTCGCTACAATCGTCGCATTTATAAACGATTACGCCGAGCTGTTCTGCATAGCAGTATTCGCACATACCATCGTAGTCTTCTTCTGCACCGACGCAGTAGCACTCTTTACAAATTGTTTTTTCTTCGTCTTCAATCTGTTTGTCTTCTATAAGCTGGGCTACTGGGTGCATACCAACATACGAGTAAATAATATTGGCGAGTTCAATAGGTAGGCGGTTGGCTATTTCAGTCATTCTGTTATACTATATAGTATAGAGATGTCTTTAATATGGTTTAAAATATATTTAAGAAAAATATATATTAAAATAAAATTGAAATGATATTAAAGGCATCTCTATACTATATAGTATAACAGAATGACTGACTTTTTACCTACTACTATTTTAGTTCTTGCGAATGCATGTGGCGATTTATTCGTCGTTGATTATTTATACGGAGGCGAGTTTAGATATAGAATACAAATAATAAATAGCGACCCCACGAGTGTTGTTGATTTATACCAAATTGAAAATGAAAGACAAAATGAATATGAATATTTAAATGAAATTGGTGATAATTTAAGATGTATTGTAGAGGGGTTCTATGAAGATGGTTTTACTATTGTCGTAAGAGATGCAGGTGATTTAACCAGTTATTATTTGATGCAGGAAGAAGACGATGAATAAATTATTTAAGGAAAATAAGTGTATTTATTAAACCATTTAAAAACATCGTCATATGTATAGGTATAGAGAGGCATGGCTACAACATTTATTTATAATAATTCTAAATTGCAGGGACGATGCATAGCATTTTCTTATTACGGCTCGGTATTACTAAAAAAGTTATTTAAAGAAAATAATATGAATTGTAAAGTGCAGGTAAAACGATATGTTATAAATAATAATGACGACGAGTATTCGCCATATCATTATTATATTGAAATTAAATCTCCAACCGGTAAAACTATAATTGATAATCAGGATAGTTATAATTACTGGTTTTACATGGATAAATATAAACCTCGTGGTACGATTGAAAAAATAGGTGAGCGGATAATAAAGAAAAATGTAGAAGAAGAAGCATGGGAAGTTGCAGAAATTATTAAAGAAACAATTTTATACCATTTTGAAAATATAAAATTATATTATAAGTTTTAGCTCTCAATAGCTCCAATAGTTTTTAAATCTCGTAATATGCTCTGTTCGCTGGACGGAATATTAGATATATTTAACCAATTAATAAATCGTTCCCAACAACCCATTATAATAATACCGGATATTATTTAACCGATATTATCACCTATTCCTCGCAAATGGCGACAAGACCCCAAACCATTATTAGGTAAGTTTTGCATGATAATAAAAACGCCAATTACGGCGAACCAGAACTCACAAAATCCAATTATATATTCTTTCGTATACCCCATTTATATACCAACAGGTTTTATCTTTGGGTTCTTAATTTGGTAATCTATTTTTTCTAAAAGTTCTTTTAGTTTTTGGGCGTTGTATTTTAAATTACTTATTTGCTTTGCTTTCATTTGTTTTAGTTTTTGTAGCTTATCGTCCTGCATTTGTATTGTCTGGTGATTTTGTGGAGCAAAAAGTTCGTTCTCTGCGTTGTGTAAATCTTTAATAAGATTTGCTAAATAACTTTCCGTAAGTTGGTTCATATAATAAGTAATTAGATTATTATTTATTATAATTAGATTAATTGGCTTCTATTGAAATGGATTTTTCCAAATACAGGAGTTTCTCCTTTTCCGGTTCGTCCCTATGCAAAAATATCAAATCCTTAACTGGAATATACACATACTCCTTTTCGTCAGCTTTAATGTTTGCACGGCTAAACATTTTCTTTTCGTACCGGCTAAACTTTTCTGCATCATATTCAATATAATATATTTCGCTCATGTCTTTCACCATATCAAAGACAAAATTAAAAATAAATATATTAGTTTTTGTAGTATCACTTATTTTATTCATCGTCAATAGTGTTGTTGGATAAGTATTCCAATTTAAGTTTTTCCTACTTTTTATTTCCATATTTACATGGTCGTTGATTGCATCATATTTCGCATATCTGCTTTGTTGTCTTAAACTTTTCCATTTATTTTCTAAAACCGGAAATATTTTTCGTTGTTGAGCTTCTCCCCAAAGGTAGTCATTTTCGTAATTCACCATTATATATTATATGTTTAGATTATTTTTTAAGCCAAAATAACTATTAAATACTTATTATTTTCCTAAATAAAATCAAAATCCAAAAATATAATATATCTATAATTTATATAAATGGTGCATACTGATATGTTTTTTAAAAATCCCCAGCCGTTAGATGAAGATTTAATTTGTGAGCGAATTGGTACTAATATTACAGATGGCGATATTAGACGCTATTTCGGTGATGGTGTTGAGGGTCAAATATTAAAATACAGCGATTTAGCAAATTACAATACGATAGATGAGTTATTACCTAAACCGAGAGATTTTAGAATTATATTGGTTGAGGATAGTGTAAATAAAGGTCACTGGTGTTGCATTCTAAAATACGATAAAACGATAGAATGGTTTAATCCATATTCCGGAATGCCGGATAGACAGAAAAATCTGCTTGGTAAAGTTCGTAATATGATGTTGGGACAGGACGAGGATTTTTTAACTAATTTAATGACGAAAAGTAAAGGGTACAAACTGATTTATAATAAGAAGCGTTTGCAGAAACTAAAAGCCGGTATAAATACATGTGGTCGTTGGATAATTTTAAGAATTATTTGCATGAAAGATTTAATGATGGATTTAAAAGAGTTTAATAAAATGGTTGAGGATACACAGGATAAATCCGGTTTGCCGAAAGATGCACTTGTAGCCATTTGGATTGGATAGTTGGGATAGTTGGGATAGTTATTATTTTTTTAAAAGATAAATAAATAATAATAATAAAAAATGGTTTTGAATTATAAACAAAGTAACAAAGTGTCCCAACCCTCCCTAAAATATTAAAGGAGGTTTATTTGGATTAGGTTTTACAATTGGAGGTTTTACAATTGTTTTAGGTTTTCCGGCTTTTGTGTAAATATTGGTTAAAGCCATTATATTTTATAATGATAAAATAAGTATTAGTCATTTTTGATATAATTTGTTTGAGCTGTCTGTGTTGATGTTCCCATGTCTGCAACATCGTCTTTCATTTGTTTCATTACCTCTGCATACTTATCAGTTAAGAATAGTTTTCTCAACATGGACGAGCCAATTTTAGAACCAAATATTTTATATAGCATTCTGGTAAGTGCATTATTAGAGGTAAGCGGTTCTCCTTGATAATCAACCAAAAGAGGGACGAGTGCATCTTTCTCTCTAAACTTTGCTTTGAGAGGGTGAAACTTTAAATAAAAGTCTATTATCTCACGGAGTAGCGGATTGAGAGCTACAATTTGGGTTTTATATGTACCCTGTGTTTTGTAGTTATTAAATAAAAACTCACTCTTAAATAAGTCTAAAAAGTTCTTCTCTGTTCCATATTCCGGTTTATACTTCTTTGTAATAAATGCCTCTTGATAATCTTTATTTCTTCTTGGCTTTTGTAAAACGAATAAAGAGAGAACGACTAAATGCAAAAGTTTTTCATATTCTTCTGGTGTTAGTTTCTTGTTGTCTTTTATTTGTTCCAAAACTTTCATGTGTTCTTCCAATTTTGCTTTTACTGCATCTTGACCTATCCATTCTTTTTCCTCCTTATCTGTCTTGGTTGTATTATCTTTTAGTGCTTTATTCATTTCGTCCAAAATTGTATAATAAGTATCGTATAATTTGCTAAACTTCTTTTGCTGTTTTTCTTTCAATCCTTTTAAAAGTGAAACAATAGATATAATATAACTGCGTTGGGTATTTGGTTTATACTTTTCCAACTTTCCTTTAATGGCTTCTACATCGCTTAAAAACTTTAAGTTTTTGGGAGGTAGTCCTCCGTTTAATCTAACGAGGTTTGCTAAATATAGTTTTCTTGAACTATCGGTTATATTTTTGTTGGTAAAAATCTCCGTCAAATCTTCCATTATATATTATTACATTAGATAAAAATATATAATTAAATCGTATTTTCTATTTCAATTGTTAATTGAGAGGGGGTTGGGCTTGGTGTTTGTATGCTTATAGAGGAGGGTAAAGGCATTAGTTTATCTTCTACTCTTTTGGCGAGTGCATTACTACTTTCGGTTAATTTGCAATATGTATTA